GCAATAGCCCCTTTAATTTGATGCTGTTCCATAGCGTAAGCCTCCTGTTTTTGTCTAAGTAACAACTGGTCATATTCATCCATTGACATACTCATGGCGCACCCCTTTCCCTAATCCGCAACGCTGCTACTTGGTAATAGTTTGACAACTTGTCCTCTGCTGCCATCTCGTCGAGTAACTTGGCACATGCTTCACGCTCATCTACTACAGCCCGCTGCACCAAGACCTCGACATAGCTACTAATCGCCTGTAGCACAGCCTTCGCCGTGTCATCCACAGCCACATCAGGATTGACCCAAACACCGTCGCGGGTGATACGCATGACTTCCGTGCCATATTTTTCGCCCGTACTAAACCCCGTACCGAAGAAAGTAATCTTGTCAGCCGGTAAGAGTTTTCCAATCTTGTTTTCTTGGTTCATTTGTTCCCCCTCTTCACAACTTCCCCCCGGATCGCTGCACACGCCGCGCGGTACACGCACTACATACCCACCGCTTCGCGTTACCAAAATAATGGAACGAGCCCCCATTCATCACACGGTCCGATTGGCAACTCGTACAAAACCGCTTCTTAGTTACCTGCACTGCTTGCTGCATCACCGCTCCCTCCGATACTCAAAATCCTTCGTCTCAAACGATGACGTGCCACCACTCTCCCAGACAATATGCACCATGTCCGCGAACACGTACCAACACCCATGCAGATTCGGACCCGCCGGTGTCGTACTAATCACCATCCGCCCATTCTCCGCCCCCTTGCGGCTGCATTTGCCCGACAGCAGCAAAATCTTCCCGCCCGCCTGATTGCGCAACTCCAACCACTCCTCCTGCGCCAACCCCACCAACGGCACAAGCACCAACGCAACCAAAATCCTCTTCACCGTTCTCATCTCTGCCCCCCTAACCGCTTCTCCTCTATCCGAGCGGCAATAATAGCAGCCTTTTCCACCGTGTACGAGGAAAAACAATCCGCATCCAAACACACAGGACACCAGTCCATCCCCTCACCCGTCACGGCACACTGACCACCCGGTACCTCCGAGCTGTCCTCAATCAACCCGCAACTCGAACAAATGACCAAGTCCCACCCATCCAGACTCCCCTCCTGTGCAAGAATCCTCGCCGGATCTACCCCTACCGTCTTTGTGTCACTCATAAGATCTCCCCCAATTCCATCTCAATCAAATCCTCATAAAACGACAACAACCGAGGATTCCTATGTACCGCCTCATCCGCCTCCTTCCAAAGGGTTTTACTCGGCCGCAAAATGTCAAACACAATTTCTTTGTAGCCGTAACAATCTATGTCACTGTCCGCGACCCACGGGTCAGCACCACCGGGCAATACCGTGAACGTGATCACACCCAACAAACACGGACGATCCTGATAGTCCGTCTCAATCAAATATTTATATTTGATAGCCTTTTTCATGTGACCTCGCGTGTCAATAGTGTATGAAAAGTATTACTAAAGCTACCGCAAGTGTAGCTCCAAGTATAGCGCCAATGATACCGGCAACTAAGGCAAAGAGTTCTTCAGGGTCCATACTGTGCTATCCTTTCTGTGTTAGGTTGCGTGAGCAGTGTTGCACGGAACGTGGTCATGTGTCGAGCTAAATGTTGCAAGAGTTATGGTCCGAGGACCGTGGACCGTGCGTAGTTATGCTTGTTTCAGATGGTACGTTGGTTATACTAAGGCATGGAAAGTATTGATGCAAGGAAAATTTGAGGGAGTCTTTAGATACAAAAGTCATTTAGAACGGGGTTTTCATAACTTTTTGGGGAAGCCTATAGGACTTTTTTCACTCGATTTTTTTTTTCGATTCATTTTTGTGAAATTTGGCGTAATAGACGTAATGCCGTAATAAGTGAGTACTGGTGCGGGTTTTCAGACTTACGTTGACATGACGTTTGGATTTTGGAAACGTAAGAAATAGGGAATTTTCAGGGGGGACCCGTGAGACTGTTTTTTTTGTTTTAATTTTTTTTCTCAGTCAAAAAAAGTCTATAGGAACCCTTGGATTGGTTTGGGGGCGGTTGTTGCTTGGGTGTTAGGTAGTTTCCTTGACTAAGGGAGTTTCGCTACGTATGATTATGGAAAGTTGGTTAAGGGGGTTATATGGTGTATCAGATTGAACAGAATGTTGAGATCCCGGCTAGCCGGACGCGGTATCCTTTCTCGGACATGGACCCGGGTGATAGCATTTTCTTCCCGACTGAAAAACAGGCCGTCTCGGCCCGCGTAGCGGCCGTCAGGTTCGCTGCGAAGTACAAGGAGGAGTGGAAGTTCACCCTGCGGCGCGTGGACGACGGCTGGCGTTTGTGGAGGCTTTCGTAATGCCTAAGAAGGATGTTTGGAACGTGCCGCCTGTAGTGCCGCAAAAGGCGGCGCAGCGGATGGCGGGCAAAGTGCCGTCATTGAAGACAATGACGGGCCGCAAGCGGACGGTCACGCCCAAGCATTGGAAGTTCATTACCGAGTATGTTTCCGGCGATGGCCGGGTAACGATGAAGGAAGCGGCTATCCGGGCGGGGTACAACGAAAAGAGCGCCTCTGTTATCGCTTGGCAGTTGACTAACCCGGACCTTAATCCGCACGTAGTGGCGGCGATCCAGCAATATCGGGCGGAACTAGCGTCGAAGTACAACACCTCGTATGAGCGGCATATGAAGGACTTGCAGATGATCCGGGATAAGGCGCTTGAGGCGGGCGCATATGCTGCTGCTGTTCAGGCTGAGTATCGCCGAGGGCAGGCGTTGGGGACGATCTACGTCGAGCGGAAGGAAATCCGGCACGGCACGATTGATTCGATGAGCAAAGAGGAAGTGCAACGCAAGCTGGACGAGCTGAAAAAGCTGTATGGCGGGCCGCCTCCGACCGCCATAATCGATCTGGAGCCCTCAGACGTGCGTGAGAGCGCCGAAAAGGATGTGGACCCTGCTTTCACCCTCCCGGTGGAAAATCCGCCTCCTGACGTGTTTGAGAGGCTTTCAGAGGATGGCGAGGAAACCTGAATCGATCTTTTCGGACTATGTCCGGGAGCGACTGCGCGATGTGGATATATCCCGCGTTGAATCGGTGGCCAATCTTGGCTTTCCTGATATGGTGGTGGCCGATAAGCTTGGCAGCGGCCGCGTTGGCTTTTTGGAAAATAAGGTGGTGCAGCGCGGTTTAAAGGTTGGGTTGCGGCCGCATCAAGTGTCGTTTTTAGTCCGCCATTGGTCTTATGGGTGCCCTGCCTTTTTGCTGGTGAAGCATTTGCCTATTGGGAAGCGAATCGGCTTAGTCTTTCTCTATCACGGTGGCCAAGCTGCCGATGTGCTGCTGGAGGGGTTGCGCGTTGCGCCCGTGCGCCGGTGGGCCTCTGATGCTGTTGACTGGGAGGAGCTTAGAAAACTGCTATTAGGAATTGAAAAACCATAGAAAAAATAAACTGTAATTGATGCGCGGAAAGTGTATTATGTAGTTGTCGGGTTGGCCGACATTGAGAAAGGATAATTTTATGTGGCTCGTTTCGGATACCAGCACACGTGCGCCAATGGCGCGGTTTAGAACAAAAAAAGCGGCCATGCATTGGGGGCGCTGTTTTTGTAATGGTCTATTTTTTGTGTGGAGGGAAAAGAATTGACGCGTGGAAAATTAACGGATAAGATTGTTTCAACGTAGCCGACCGGCTGCGCAACAAAGAAAGGATAGAGCGATGCAAAAGACCTACATTATTTACAGCGACCCCGGCCATGCATGGGCCCGCGTTTCATTTGAAACACTGCGCGAATTAGGCATTGAAGACAAAATTAGCCCGTTCAGCTATCAGCGCAACGGCTATGCCTTTTTAGAGGAAGATTGCGATTTATCGGTGCTCATATTGGCGCTTCGTGCCCGTGGTATCGAGCCGCGATGGGTGGAAAAACACCGCCGGGAGGGGCCGAGCAAAATTCGCAGTTATCTGTGCTATACCCCGCACGTTTTAAAAAATTACTTTGAGCAAAAATCGGCGCTTCGTGCTGTCCAAGTCGCGGATTATGCGTTGCGGGGGGCATCATGCTAAAGACCGTCGCAGTATCAGGAAACCGCAAGACCGGCCCGATTGCTGTCACGTATCGGAGCGGTGAACATCAAACCTATGGCACGTGCCCGAAGACGTGCGGATTACACCCCAAAAGCGAGACCGGCGCGGATAATATCGACTCGGAATATTTGCGGGCTATATCTGACGCGGTGCCGCGTAATGGTAAGGCGTGGACCTATTCACACTTTGCCGCTGATGCGCTGCCGATGCCCGAAGCGGGAAAAACCGTCATTAATGCTTCGTGCGATACCACGGCCGAAGCAATTCGCGCTTATTCGCTCGGCCGCCCGGCCGTATACGCTGCCTCGGAAAATACACAGTGGCCGCAAAAAATCGACGGCGTTCGCTTCGTTCGCTGCCCGGCCGAATTGTCCGATTCGTTCACTTGCCAGCAGTGCGGCGATGGTAGCCCGCTATGCGCCCGGCCGAATCGGGACTACGTGATTGTTTTCGTCGCGCATGGCACCGGGAAAAAGCGGGTTGGCACTGGCGAGGGTGGATGCTATGCCGCAAGCGGCCCGACTGCGATTCAGTGGCATGGCACCAAAAAAACCGGGGCGGCTAATGATGCGGAGGCGCTTCGCGCTTTTGCTCGTTCGCTGCCGCCGGGCTCATTACTGCGTCATCATGTGGCCGGTGATATCGGCCGGGAGGGGAAATGATGCTGATTTTGGTAGCTGTTGGGTTTTTGGTGGTGTGGTGGCTTATTGATCTAATGGATTTGTAATCCTGATTTAAAAAATCAATTAGCTAATATTCCCGGAATATTGGATTATTCACACATCGGCCGGTGGCGGCCGAATTTTAGAATGGAGAGTGAAAGATGGCGCATATGATCGACACTACAACCGGCCGCGCTGCAATTGCATACGCCGGACAGACCCCTTGGCATGGCCTCGGCCGTCAATTGTCGGAAGGCGCGACAATTGAACAGTGGACTCAGGAAGCCGGACTAGGCTATACCGTCGAGACCTCCGATGTGCAATACCTCACCCCGGCCGTTACTGGTCTGCAGGTATGGCCTGATCGAAAAGTATTGACGCGCTCGGACACCGGGGCACCGCTGGCAGTTGTGAGCAAAGATTACAACGTCGTGCAGCCCGGGCAAGTAATGGATTTTTTCCGCAAGCTTTCCGACATCGGCGGATTTCAGATGGAAACGGCCGGGGCGCTATCCGACGGCCGCCGGGTTTGGGCGCTGGCACGTGTTGGCGATGCTGCCCCGGTAGTGGATGGGGACCTTGTCAAGCCCTATTTGTTGCTCGGTACCAGCTACGATGGCACCATGGCCACGATTGCAAAATTCACCGCTATCCGGGTGGTTTGTAATAACACTATCACCCCGGCCGTTAACGGCCGCGCTGATGAGACGGACAAGGGTTATCTAAAATCGAGCGTTCGGGTGCTGCACTCGGAGCGATTCGACGCTGACGCGGTGCGCCTGCAGTTGGGCATCGTTGCGAATCAATTCGAGCAGTTTATCGTTCAATCTCGCCAGCTTTCGCACGTGCCTATGTCGGCCGCTGACGCTGACGCGTTCGTCGCCGAATTGCTGAAGCCTTATCACCAGAGCAAACTCGATATCAGAGAGACCAAAGCATACAAGCGGGTTTTGGACTTATTCGAAAACCGTAAGGCTATTGGCTCCGATATCCCGGGGGTTGCTGGCACCCGTTGGGCGATGCTTAACGCCGTCACGCAATTGGTAGACCACGAGCGCGGCCGCTCGGACAATACCCGTCTCGAATCGGCATGGTTTGGCACTGGCGCTGCGTTAAAAAACCGTGCTTTAGAGTTACTCGCCGCGTGATAATTAAGTAACGCGAAAATTTCGCTTGTTTCACTCTGTGCGCCGGG